CGCGCCCTGCGGGATGTTCAGCGCGAGGCGAGTGGCGATCTCGGCCGGGATCGCCTGCAGCTCACCGATGTAGGCGAGCAGGCTGGCCCGCAGCGGCGAGTCCGGCGCAAGCGCCGTCGCCAACCGGTACAGCTCGTCGACCTGCCAGCGCACCGACTCGGCCGACCCGTCCGCCGCACCCTTCGACGCCGCGAACGCCTGCGCCTGCGCGATCAGGGTGTCGGTCGTGTCGCGGATCGCGTCGGAGACGTCCTCCAGCGTCGCCTCGTCATCCTGCAACGTCGCGTCGAACTCCCCGACCGCGTCAGCGCCGGCATCGACCGCAGCCTCGTAGGCGCGCTGGGCGTCGATCTGCGACAGCAGCTCGTTACGGAGATCGCGCTCCGCTTGGAGCCGATCCTCGGCCGCCCTCGTCGCGTCCTTCTGCCGGTCCGTCGCATCCTTGCGCGCCCGGTCGGCCTCCTCCTCGGCCTTGACCGCCGCCTCCAGCGCCTCGGTCGTACGACCCAGCGCCGTGAACTCGGCGACGAGCGCTTCCTCCAGCGTCTCGATCGTCTTGCCGTTGACGAACTCCTTGGTGCGCTCGAAGAACTCGACCGCCGCCGTCGTCGCACCCGCCATCGCCTCGATCAGCGGGGCGAGCTCGACCAGCACCTCGCCGACCGCGAGCTGCACCTCACCGAACGCGTCAGCCAACGCGTCCTGCGCGAGCCGCATCCGCTCGGCCTTGCGCTCCTCCGCCGCCGTGATGACCTGGCCGCGCTCGACGCTACGGAGATAGGCCTCCATCGCCTCGCGCGACTTGCCGAGGAGCGGCGCAATGTTCGCGTAGCCACGCCCGAACAGCTCGTTACCGATCCGGGCACGCTCGGTCGCGTTCGTCGTCTGCGCGAGCACGTCGAAACTGTCGAGCAGGATCTCATTCACCTGACGGGCACGCCCCGACGCGTCACGCGTCGCGATCCCGTACGACTCCCACACCTTGGCGTCGAGAGTCTTCGCGACCCGACCGAACGCCGTCGACAACTGGTCGGCGCCGACACCCATGTCGTCGGCAACCGCTATCCACCGCGACGCCTGCTCCGTCGTCAGGCCCGTAGCGTCCCCGAGATCCCGGGCCGCCTTCGCCGCGTCCTCGAACGCCTGCACGGCCTTCACGCCGAACGCGACGAGCGCCACCCCGGCAGCGAGCGCCGCCTCAGCACTGTGCTGCTTGAGCGCGCCGAACGCCGACGACGCCCCCGCCTTGAACTTGCCCATGAACCCGTCAGCGTCGGCCACCGCCTGACGGAACCGGCGCATCCCGCTGATCGCCTCGTCGACCTTGACCTCGATCAGCGTCGTGATCTTGTTCGCCATACGGACGCCCTCCGGTCAGTCGAAGTGCTTGCGGATCACCCGCCGCAACTCCTGCTCCAACACCCGCGGCATCTCCCGCTCCATCGCCGCCAGAGCATCGGACGCCGTGCCCTTGCCCACCGTGCGCCCGTTCCAACGCTTGGCGCGAGCCTTCGACATCTTCCCGGTCTTGGTCAGGCGCGGACCGGTGAGCCTCGGCCCGGCCGCCGAGTTGCGGCCGAACTCGGCAACCGTCCACGGACCCGCAGACCGGCGAGTCGGCTTCACCAACACGCCGTCGTCGAGCAGGTCGTACCGGACGTCGAGTGTCGGCGCCCACCCCGAGAACTTCGGATCACCGCCGAGGTCGGCCGACGCCGCCGACGCGGCGATCTCCTTGGCCCGCTTGCCGGCGGCGTGCGCCATGCTCGTCGCCGCCGCCGACCTGAGGTCGTCGGACAGGCGGCCGAGACTCGCGCGCCACGCCCCGAACGACGAGAACTCGGCCACCGGTCAGGCGGTGACGTCGCGCGTGATCGCCCCCGACGTCGAGAACGTGAGGCTCTTGGTCGCCAGCTCACCGACACCGCCGCCGATCGAATGCGCCTCGATGAGGACGTACCCCTGATACTCGGGGTTGCTGGTCGACGTGGCCCCCGCCGCCGCCTTGACCGTGAACGCGACGACGGTGCCGAGCAGCGCCCACAGCTCCTCGTCGACGTCGTTGTCCGCGACGTCGTCCAGGAAGGTCAGCGCGAGCGTGCCCGACTTGCGGCCACCGAAGACTTCCTCCCACCCACCGCTGGCGAAGTCGGTCGCGTCGAGCTTGGCGGCGGAGACGGTCAGGACCGAGGACTGGAGGTGATCGGAGTAGTCGACCCCGTTGATCGTGGTGACCTGGCTGGTGAGCGCGTAGATGGCCATTGGGAGGCTCCTTGGGAGGTGAAGGGGGTGGGAGGGGTCAACCGATGCCGAGCACGACAGCGAACGCGAACGACGGATCGGTGCCGCCGACGGTCCACGTCACACGCCACCAGTCGTCGGTGATCGCCCCGACCGCCGACAGCAACTGGTAGCCGGCGGTGGCGTCCGTCTCCGCCGTGAACGTGATCCGATCGGTCGGGGTCGCCATGCCGGACCCGTCGTCCGACTGCACCTTGACCTCGAGCGTCGGCGTCGTCCCCGACACCGAGATGACGTGCAGCGCGGCGTAGACCCGCTGCGACGACGACACCGCACCGACCTGGCGGGCGGTCCCCGACGACGACGACGTCCGCGCCGTCGTGTCCGGGTGGACCAGCATGCCGCGAGCCACCGGCCCCGACGACACCCCCGACGCCGCCGCCAACGCCAACTCGCCCGGCGCGCCCTGCACCGGCACGTACTTCGTCGTCAGCGACGTGCAGCAGTAGCCGGGCGAACCGTCAGCCGAACCGATCGACCACGACTGCGCGACGCCGCTGGTGCCGAGCGCCGCGAACAGCCGCTCGTCGAGGCCGCCCTCGGCCATGTCCGACATGAGCGCCAGATCGAACGAGCCGGACTTGCGGCCACCGAGCAGCTCCACCCAGCCGTCCGCCGAACAGATCGACGTCTTGTCGAGCGGCGCGCACGTCGACGCGAACCGGGCCGACTTGGCGTGACAGGCGACCGCCTGCGCGCCGACGTACCACCGGATGTCGGTGTTCATGTACAGAGCCACGTCAGTCAGTCCTCCGTCGTCTCGGGCGCGGGTGCCGGCTTCTCACCGAACTTGCGGACCGCCCTCGGCGGCGCGGGCTTCTCGGGCGGGGCCGTCTCGACCGGGGCGAAGCAGTGCGCGAAGTCGGCGAGAACGAACGGGGAGTCGTCCTCCCACAGCGACCCGACCGGGACCACGCCGAACAGCGGCGACACATGCGCCTCGACACACACCTTCACGACTGCGCTCCGATCTTGCCGACGAACACCGTCACCGGGATCACGGCCACCGGGCCGCCATCGCCGTCCGACACCGACACCGCACCGACCTGCACCGTGCGGACCACACCACCGAGCGTCGGATCCGCGACCACCGCATCGACGACCGACGAGCCGTTGCCCGTCCCCGCCGACAAGAAGTCGTCGAGCCGGATCCGTGCCGACTCGTCCGCCTTGCCCGGCACGATCACCACCGACAGGCGCACCACCGCGATGCCAGACGCCCCGAACGACTGCCAGTAGTCGACGTAGTCGCTGTCCGGCTCCAACACGATCAGCGGGAACGACGACGACACCGCCCGATAGGCGAGCACCGTCGTCTCACGCTCGACACCGTCACGGATCGTCGCCGCCAACGCCTCGCGGATCTCCCGCAACGTCAGGCCGCCACTCACGCGATCCCCCACGACATCGGACCCCGGTAGTCCTCGATCGCCGCCCGGACCACCGGATTCGTCGTCGCGAGCAAGGCAGGATCAACGTCGCGGTTGTCGACGATGTCGCGGGTCAAGATCTTGACCGCCTCGACGATCCGTGACGGCACCGACGCGAACCCCCACTTCGCCGTCACGACCACCGTGCCCCGCGGGCCGTCGGTATACCAGCACCGGTCGAGACGACGCAGCGAGTTGTACGGGACGGCGAGCCCGGCGAAGTTCGTGGCGGTGACCGGCTCCAACTGGTAGTCGGTCGACACCGTCAGGGTCGTGCCGTCCTCGACGACCGTCGTCACCTCGGTGCAGTCACCGATGTACAGCCAGTCGGTGCCCGACGGGGCGAACGTGCGCGCCGACGCCGTATCCGACGCCACCGCAAAGTAGCGCTGGCACCCGTCGCAGATCGTCTGGATCGCCGCGAGCCGGGCCTCCTCGATGAACGCGGAGTCCTCGGTCGGGCGCTCGTTGCGGGCGTAGGCCGCGACATCCTCAGCCGTCGGGTGGGTCGTCATCGTCACTCCCCTCGGGGTCGGGAGGTTGCGGGTACGGGATCACGGCACGACGCGGCGGGGGACACGTCGACGATCGAGCCAGTCGAGGAACCGGGCGAACCCGTCACGCAACGACATGTCCGACACCGGGCCATACGCCGACTCCCACCGGGCGCTGTCGCAGTCCCTCGACATCACCCCGACCGGGCCGGGCACCGTCACGAGCTCGGCGTCGGCAGCACCGACGAGCTCGAGGCACAGCCGGGCGACCTCGACGCACGACACCGCACCCTCGGCACCGACGTTCACCGGACCGGGGTAGGCATCCGACATGCCGAGCACGACGAGACGATCGACGGCGTCGGAGATGTGCAGGTACGAACGCATCTGCTCCCCCGATCCCCACAGCTCCAACCGGCCCGACGTGCGGGCCGCCAGCGCTTTCGTGGCGACCGCCGCCGGGAACTTCATCCGTTCGCCGGCGTGCTCTTGCAGCTCACCGAACATCGTGTGACAGATCGCCACCCGGGCATCGAACGGCGCCTGCTCGCACAGGTGCAGCCCGTACCGTTTCTCGCGGCCGTACCCGGCGTCAGGGGTGCCCCACGACAGGTGCTCGGCCTCGGACAGCCGGGGTGGCTCCCCTGGGGTCTGCTGGATCTCGGTCGCGTAGGCGCAGGCACTCGACGTGTAGACGAGGCGGGGCGTGCCGGCGACCGTGCACGCCTGCAAGACGTTGCCGGTGATCCGCCCGTTCGTGAGGCTCGCGGGCCAGTCGTGCGGGCCGTGGAACCAGGCGACGCCGCCCATGTCGGCGGCGAGGTGGTAGACGAGGTCGGCGCCGTCCACGGCCCGGAGAGCGGCCTCGGGGTCGGTCAGGTCGAGCGTGAGCCGGGCGCAACCATCGAGCGCCGCAGCACGGGTCGGCTCCCACCGGGCATCGACGACCGTCACGTCGTGGCCGTCTGCGGCGAGACGCTGGGCGAGGTTGGCGCCGACGAACCCGCCACCACCAAGGACCGTCACCCGATCCACGTGACCCCCTCGGGGTCGTAGGGCCAGAAGCCGACGTCGCGTTGCGGGCGGCCGAACCTCGGATCGTCGGGGGACGTGCCGAGCATGTGCGACGACCAGTGGTCATACACGTACAGCGGCGCCGGGAGGTAGATCCCGAACTCGCATGCCCGCTCCACCTCGGCCGACCACACCCGGTCAGCGGTGTACTCGTTGCCGAACCGGTGCCGCCTGGCGACCTCGGTACGGACCGGGCACTTCGGCGACACACCACGCTGTAACGTCGACCACGACGTGTCGCCACCGAGCCGGTGCGACACCCGACCGGCGAACCGGCCATCCTCCAACCACAGCACCTGATAGCCGGTGAAGTCCGCGCCCTCGACGAGCAGCGGCACCACCCGGGCCATGTAGTCGGCCGTCAGGTAGTCGTCGTCGTCGACCGCCACCACGTACTCGCCGGCAGCCGCGGCGAACATCTCGTTCAGCTTGTCGCCCATCGGGCGGCGGCCGTCATCGGAGACGAGCACCTCGACCCCGTCGAGCGGTTGCATCTGCAACGACCACAGCAGCCGGGACAGCAGCGAGGCGCGAGCAGGGATCGACGGGACGCACACCGTGAGTGCCGTCATCGCTGGGCGCCCATCCGCTCGAGGAACACGGCCCGGTCGTCGTCGGACCGGGAGAGCCCGTGCTCGTAGGTCGCGTCCATCTCTGCCTTCCCGGCGAAGGGGTGGAGGTGCTCGACGCGGGCGGCGTGACAGTGGGCGTACACCCCGCGGCGCCGGGCAGCGGCGACGAGCTCGGTGTCGACGTAGTTGTGATGGTAGGGGTACAGGACTCGGCCAGGGGCGACGTCGAACGTCGCCCCGACGTCGCGGACGTAGTCCGCCGCGACGAGCGAATGCGTCGAGTGTTCCCCGGCGAGCACAGCCCGGTTCCAGAGGTCGTTCGTCCCGACCACCTTGGCGGACGTCGAGGCCGCCAGGGCGAGCGCCTCGACGTCCCAGCCGGGATGGAACCGGAGGTCGTCGGCGCCCGTGAACAGCCACGCCGAGTCGCACGCCTCGAAGGCCGTGTTGACGGCCCCGGCGTAGCTGCGCTCCTTGCGGTTGACGGCCAGGCGGACCGTCGGCGACGCGAGCGCCTCCACGGCCTCGATGGACGCCACGTCATCGGCCTCGACAACGAAAGTGATGCGGGCGAGGTTCGCGGTCGCCGCGGCGATGTTCGCTGCCACGCCTGCCAGCCGGTCGGCGCGCCCGAAGGTCGGGACGATGACGTCGATACACGGCGACGGCGGCGTGCGAAGCGACATCATCGCCTGCTGCAACCGGTAGGTGTCCTCGTCCAGAAACACCCCGCCCTTGTCGTGCGTCGTCCGCACCGACGTGTCGACATGGACCAGGAGGCCGCACGCCGTCAACCGCAGGCAGAACGACAGATCCTCGCCGAACACCGTGCGCCCCGCCGAGCCCGTCGGCACTTCGATCGGGTCGAACCAGCGGTCGCCGTAGGCGTCGCGGATCGCAACGAGGGCCGAACGATGGATGAGCACGCACGCGGTGCCGGTCGCATCGACCCGCACCACCCGCCCGGGCGGGTAGTCGAACATCGGAGCGAACCCGACCTTGCCGTCGACCGTCGCCGCCCGGTACACCGTCGGCGTCGCCCGGTAGCGGCGAGCGAAGAACTCGCCCGCACCGTCTGACTTCATCGCGAACGCGAGCGCCCCGACGACCGGGCGGTCGACGGGGTCCGCCGCGGCGACCAGACGCTCGACGGTGTCAGGGGCGAACCCCATGTCGGCGTCGACCATGAACAGCCACTCGGCGTCGGTGACGTCGAGGAACTTGCGCGCCAGGTCGTTGCGACCGGCGACGATCTGGCCGGCGCCCGTCTCGACCGCCATGCGGCCATGCGGGTGCGACACGATCCGCTGCGGGCCGTAGGCGTCGAAGAACAGCATGTCGATGAGGCTCGACGCGAAGCAGGACTGCCACGCCCCGGGATGCAGGAACCCGACCGACACCGTCCCCGGCGTCACGGGCGACGCGTGGCGCGGCGCTCGCCGGGATTCGCCGTCGCAGACTCGACGTCGCCGTCGGTGTTGTCGGCGCGGAACGCCCACGGGAAGGTCTGGACGATCGGTTCGTCGGCGTTGTAGGCGTCCCCGGCGCGCAGCGGCGTGGGGGCGCCGTCGAAGGTGAGCACACAGGTTTCGATGACCCGGACGGTGGTGGACATGGCTGTCTCTCTTTCGGCAGGGGGCAGGGTGGTGCACGCCGCCGCTCCCGCTCCCTGCCGTGGCACAGGAGCGGCGGCGCGTCTTGGGGGCGTCAGGTCAGGCCGAGGTCTTGTCCTGCAGCAGACGGAACGCCAGGTCGTTCGTGCTGTCGCCACCGTTGCGCCAGTGCGCGTACCAGCCACGACGGCCGTCGGGCAGATTGGTGGTGGTGCTGAACAGGTGCGGGATGTACTCGACCGAGAACGACCCGGGCTTGTCGACGATGACGTAGTTGCTCAGGTCGCCGAACACGAGCCGGTTGTCCCTGACCGTGGTCGTGGTCGTGGAGGGCGCGTCGTCGGACTCGACGACCGGCTTGCGGTACAGCAGGTCCGTCGGGCCGTCGACGATTGTCGACGAGAAGCTGTTCGAGACGGCCGTGCCGAGATCCTGGATGGCGAGCGCCCAGGTGGGGTGCATGACCCACTTGGCGTTGCGGCGGAACCGCACCGGCACGCTGGTGTAGACCTCGTTGAGGTCGGCCTTGTAGATCGCCGCGGCGGTGTCCGACACGATCTCGACGTTGGTGTTCGCGTCGAGCGCCGTGAACAGCCCGGTCGGGCCAGAGGTGCCCGCGCCGGTCATGTGCTCGGCACCTTCGAGGCGATCCTTCGCGTCCCCGAACATCATCAGGATCTCACCGGCGAGGCCGGGGATGTCCTCGGCCGCGGCGATCGACGCCTGCACGAGCGCCTGCGCCTGATAGGTCGGCACCGACGGCTGCCCGAACGTCGGAGAGTCGTCCGACACCTCGACGACCTCGCCGTCGAAGCTGGCGGTCACGCCGGCCGAGGTGATGCCCTGCCACGAGTTGTCGCCCGGGCGGGTCAGGGTGACGATGCGGGCGTGCTGGCGCAGGACGTTCGCCGAGCCGTTGTTGGTCAGGATGACCGTCGGGTCGAGGTGCGTCGGGACGAGGTAGCCGCCGTTCGCCGCCGTGGTCGACGACAGGGCGGTGCGCTCCTCGGCGGTGAGGTCGTGGTGGCGACCGAACATCACCTTGGCCCACGCCGACTCGTACGCCTCGGACGAGCGCAGGATGAGCGCACGCGCCCAGTCGCGATCGGAGCGGTGGCGCATGACGAGCTTGCGGACGTGGTCCATGTTGTCGGCCGAATCGACCCGGTGCTCGATGCTGCGAGTCAGGGCGTCAGCGAGCTGCTGCGGGCTCGCCGCACGGTCGACGAGGACGTCGCTCGGGGCGGGCTTGGTGATGACCTGCAGCTGCGGGCGCTTGGCGATCTCCGCGGTGCGAGCCTCGATGGCCTCGTACTTGGCGATCTGCTCGCCGAGCTCGCCGA